CGGTGTGTCCGATGAATTGGGCTACCAAATGGTAAAAGCGACTAAAGAAATTGGTCGTGACCTTGAGTACGCTATCGTTCGCAACAAATCTAAAGTTATGGGTGATGATGCTATCGCTGGTAAAATGGGTGGTATTCCTTACTTCTTGGAAAACTTTAAAGAAGTAACAGCAACTACTGCTGGCGTATTCACTTTGACTAACCATAAATTTGTAAACGGCGACGTTGTTATGTTCCGTGCAAAAACTGGTACTCTTGATACTAATTTGAAAGCTAACACTCAATACTTTGTAAAAGTAATTGATGCTAATACTTTCAATATCTGTGCTACGGAACAAGAAACAACTGCAACGGCTCCTGCTATTGTCAAACCAAACGCTGCTGTTAATGCAGGTTCTACAGAATTAACTTCTGGTAATGCAGTAGATGCTGGTGCTATTACTGGTGCAAATGCTGGTAAGTTGACATTTGACCTTATCAATGACGCTATGCAAGCAGCATGGTCCCGTGGTGGTTCCATTGACTTCGCAGTAATGTCTGGTAAAAACAAACGTGTATGCTCTGGTTTCACTCAAGGCACTACTAAAAACCGTGAACAAACTTCTAAAGAATTGGTAGAAGTTGTAGATGTATTGGAAACAGATTTCGGTCGTATTGACTTGGTTTCCCACCGTATGTACACAGATGACGTAGTTGACTTAATCGAAGCACAATACTGGAAATTGGGTTACTTAATTCCATTCCACGTTGAAGATGGCTTGCGTAAAGGTACTTACAAATCTAAATACATCACTGGTGATGCTACTTTAGAATGTACAGCTCCTATTGCAAACGCTCGCATTTACAACATCAAAAAATAATACATAACATGGGGAGGGCGACCTCCCCTATTTTTTTTAGGAGGTACTATGAAACTAGGCACACAAGTAGAAGTTGACCCTAAAACTGGTGAATGGAAAATCAAACAAACATATGATGAAGGTGTAGTACTCCGTGAATGTAAACGAATGCGTGACAGCATGGAGGAAGGTAGAATTCATGATGGTAAAGCTAAAAAGATTGCTATGATACCACGCCATAGATTTGCTACAGATTTTGAATTGATGCAATATCAACAATGTCAAGGTAAAGATAATGTAGAGGCATCTAAGTGGTTAAATATCTGGTTAGCTAAAAACCCAGAATTTAGAACTACCAATACTATTTACTCTGAAAATACAGGTAAAATTATTAAATCTACAGCCAAATATGGGGGTATTTAATGATTAGAGTACAATCCGTCATTGAGAGTATTTTATATAACTTAGACGAAGCGTACAATAGACAACATTCTAATAATGAACTTATTGATGCTATTAATAGCGTATTGAGGTATGTAAATTTATCTCTTATAAATGTAGAAAGTTCTTATATTGCCAATAAGGTGAACATTAAACCAAATAATGGTGTAGCTAAATTACCTAGTGATTTTGGTAAGTTTGACAGTATTGAAGAAGATACTAATAAGACTTATGAAATTATGGGTAATAAAATCTATCTTGAAAATCCTACAACATTAAAATACTATCGTATTATTAATGAAGTAGAAGATGTAACAGATGAGATTGATTTACCAGCTGTATTGTTTGATATGTTTGTACGTTTCTCTACAATGTTATTAAGAAAAGAACCTGATAAAACAGGTGGTTCTGATGGCATGGCTAAACTAATTGCTGATGAAATCAAAAAGATGACAGCAAGTGATAGTAGCAGACCTATTGAACGACCTATGCAGTTCTATGTATAAGGAGCCGTAATGAAGGTAAAAGAAATGTTAATTTTAGCAAGACAACGCCTTGGCGATATGCAGAAAACATCGTACTCTGATATTGAGTTGATTTACTGCTTGAATAACGCTATCGACCGTTTGTCTTATGAATTATACAATCAAAACGACCCAGAACTTACAAAGAAAATGACATTGAATGGTACACAGGAAACTAAACGTCCTGATGATTTCATTGCATTTCAAGGTCAATTCCCTGTTGAATTTGAATACCGTGCTGACGGTCCTATTATGAAACATCTTGACCCAGAGTTTGATGGGGAACTTGAAATTGTTTATTACGTAGCTATGCCTCACGTTAAAAGCTTGGAAGATGAAATTCCATTCAAGCGTGTCATGTTTAATAAACAATTATTACAATTCTTGTTATATGAAGCTAAACCTTCTCTTGAAAAGGAAGGACAAAATAGCAATACTACACCAGCTGACCAAGGCTAGGAGGTAATATGACAGTAAAAGAATTAATGAATAAAGCGGCACTAAGAAACCGCTTATCTGATAGTATTGAAAGTGGGTACGATGACGATGAATTGATTGCATACTTTAATGATGCGATTGATTTTGTATGGCATGTACTTATCGACAATAATTATTATGAGGTTATCGGTGATATTACTTTCACACAAAAAGAAACACCAACACCGTCAGATTGGTATAAAGCAACCAACCAAGCACCATTACTTTTGAAAAACAAAGGTAAAACAATTGAATGTTATGGTGAATTACCTTATACAGTTCGGTACTATCGCAGACCTCAATTTGTATCTACAATTAATGATGAATTGCCGTGGACAAACGAAGCATTCTCTAACATTCTTGCTCAATTGACTATTGTATTCGCAATGAGTAATCATGAATTCGATATGACAGTAGAACAAGACTTTGTGGAGGCTATTATTAATTATTTATAGGAGGATAAATGGATAAACAAAATAACCTGCCATCTACCATAAATGGTGATGGTCGTAAATTTATCTCCTTGCTTAAAGGGTATTTGAATGATATTAAGGTCGCTTTAGAGGACCAAATTAGCGAAGTTACTAAAGTATGGAATGGTATAGCTGATAATCCAGACACCATTACAGAACAAATACAGAATATTACCATTGATGAAAAGAGTGTTAATGGTAATGTATCATTAATGTTACGTTGGGATTCAGTACCAATTAAACAATATGCTGGTGTCAGTATTGATGTTAAAGTCGGTGACTTTCATGATACTCCTGATATGTTTGCCAATAAAGAAGTATTCCAACATTATGACACTGGCAAAACTAACACCTTTACATTGCCAAATGTAGAAATTGGCAAAAAATATGAATTCGTCATTCGTGGTAGGGATATTCGTAATGCTTTGTCAGAAAAAGTCCATGCACCTGTAACATATTACTATGTATCTGAAAAAACCCATATCCCTAAATCACCATACGAATTTACAGTAATTTTTGATAAACGTGGTGCTTATTGGTCATGGAAACAGCACCCACAAAATGACTACCAATGGACAGAATTACGTTTAGATGCAAGTGTAGGAGAAGAACATAATCGGTTAGACTTAACTACTGGTTGGAATTCCACCTCTTTACCATATGCACGTGTCGGTACAGCCTACTTGTATAATAAAGGTGTTGGGAATTCTTATTCTGCTCCAACTACTTTAAATTATTCTAAATCTGTTCCTGCTGCTCCAACTCACATTAATGTTACACCTGTATTTGAAGGTCTATATATCACATTTGCAAGCATTCCAGAAGATTGTATAGGAGCTAAAATTTATATTAATAATGAAGAACATTTTGTGGCTGATAACAAGTTTAGTTTTAATTGTTCTACTGGTAACTACACTATCAAGATTTGCTACACTGATATTTTTGGTAATGGCGAGTTATCTAGTCCAGTAACAACAAGTACAGTGGAAGAAATTCCACCAGATGCTGTACACATTACAGACCGAACAGTATTTGATAACGGTGTAATTGTTGCAAAATATATTGGTGATAAAGCAGTTGTTGGTACAAAGATTGCCGATGGTGCTATTACTACTGATAAGTTAGTAGCCAATGCTATCACAGGTGATAAAATCGCTGCTAATGCCATTACTTCAGATAAAATTAAAACTGGAGAAATTACAGCTGAGAAGATAGCTACTGGTACTATCACTGGTGATAAACTTAAAGCTAATACAATTACAGGCGATAAAATTATTACAGGTAGCATTTCGGGCGATAAAATTGCAGCTAACAGTATTAGCGGTGATAAAATTCAAGCTGGTTCTATTGATACAAATAAAATAAAAGCTGGTTCTATTACTAGTGAGAAATTACAAGTAGATAGTTTATCATCTATCACGGCACGTATCGGTGAATTAAAAACGGCAAATACTGGTGCCAGAACAGTTATTAAAGATAACTTAATTGAAGTGTATGATAGTAATAATAGATTGCGTGTTAGAATGGGGGTATGGAATTAATGCCGCAAGGTTTACAAACATTTAACGAAAATGGGGAGATTTTATTAGACGTATCAGATAGAGTACAGAAATACCTTGGCGTAGCATTATGCCCTGAAAACGTCAACTCAGGAGTAGTGCAAAATCCATATTTGGAGGAAGGTGAACTATGGTATTTGATTATCCCAGATTCTTATCCAACATTAAATCTCGAAGGCAATACACAATTTTCGTACTCTGTGCCTACAGTAACAAAAGAAGGAGATAAACTTTTATGGTTTTTCACAACAAACCACGTTGGTTGCCGAATTTTATATGGAGTATTTTAATGAAATATTTTGAAGTGAACAACGATAAAAACCATTTGCAAATCGACGATACATATATGAATTTATACATGACAAGAAAAATTAAAGTGACAAGTCAGTCTGGAACAATACAATTTGAAAATGGAGAAATCATAGGAGCTATTAGCAATGGGAGCAATACCATTGATGGATATTGTTCTAATTCTTCCACGCACTGCGACTATTATATTAGTGATATTAACAATGCATATATTTACCTATTTGCAACAAAACCAATATCCTCATCTACTATGGGGGTTCAAATATTTAATGATGCTGGTGATTTACTATTTGACTCTAATCATAAACAGGCTAAAGTTATTGGAGTTGGTACAAATAATGGGACAGTAATTGGTACAAATATAGCTATAGCTGTTGGCGGATATACTACACAATCAGAGCAAACTATAGAAATAGAATCTGATGTATCATCTATACCGCACTTTGATTACTCTCATGGTTTTAACATTATTTATACATACACTTATTATATTTACCGTAAAGTTACAACTATTACAAGTAAATCGAATGTCTACCTAAATGGAGGCGTTATATCCACTAAAATATTTGATACACAAACAGTAGTCGATGGACCTAAGTTGGTAGACTCTGGAGTTAATGTATCAGAACTAGAAGCCTTACATATACGTGTAGATTATCCACCGGGAATTAGTGTAGGTATGAATAAGAGTAGTGGCGTTATCTCTGCTTTTAGTTATGTCGTTCTTGATGTTAATGGGTTATAGGAGGTTTAATGATTGAAATAATGCTGCCACCACCAAGGGATAGCATTCTTTTCTATTTATATCATAGTACACCAGATAATGCTGTATATGATATTATTTTCTGTATTTTAGCCGTAACAATTCTATTATTGATAGATATTCTATTGCGGTTTGTTATTGAACTTGTTGAATACAATAAAGCAGTTGGCAAAGAATGCACTACATGGAATATGTTTAAAGCATTATTCCTTGGCTGGGGGACTGTTACTCTCTCAAATGGAAAAACAAAAAGATTTTTAGTTAGTAAAGCATTTCGTAAATCTTTATTCTCTAAAGTGTCTTTTGAATATCCCATCTTCTTCACTCTCGCAGCTACAGCATGGTCATTACCTGATGTCCCTGTTATGGGCTTTAGAATAGATGCACTATTATCAATGCTATTTATGTTAGCACCGATGTTGTGTGAAATTGTATCTATTATTGAAAAATTAAATGAATTAGACGCAGAAGCCTTTAAGTGGTTTAAAGAGTTGCGTAAATTTATCAAGGAAACCAAAGAGGTGATAAAATCTTGAAGCGTATTCTTGAAATGTTAATGTATGAGAATGGTGGTTTATCCCTCACTCGTACAATTTCTATCTTGTTTGTATTACTATTTATTGGTGTGACAATTTACTTAGTATTTTTTGATGCTAGATGGGACCATTATGAAACACTTGCTACAATGGCGGCAGGTGGTGGTCCTATGACACAAGTTGCTAATAAATTAATTAACTCTAAATATAATACAGCACAAGGTACTTACGAAGAAAGAAAAGGAGCTGAATAATGGCAAAGTTTAAATCTACTGTACCAGTATATGACATTACTGTTAATCAGGGTGACGACTATTCTTTACAAATGATTATCAGTGATAGCAAGAATATACCAATTGATATTACTGGGTATAAATTTGCTTGTAAGGTTAGAGAAACAGCAGAGAGCCAAGAAGTTGTTGCAGAAGCAGAATGCGTAATTAGTGATGCCACAAAAGGTGTATTAAATATTCACTTTTCTTCAGATGTAACTGGTAACATTGATACTGATGGTGAGTATTATGGAGAAACAAACTCTTACTATTATGATATTCAGCAAACTAATACAAATGGACGAAAAGAGCGTATCGTCCAAGGTAAGTTTATTGTAAGCCCAGGCATTTCTTTCCACTAGGAGGTATATATGGCTGATAAAATTATTAAAATTATACAAGCCTCTACTCCTAATATTACGATTAACCATAATCGTGATGGGAAAGATGGCAAAAATGGTAAAGATTTTAAGTTTGAAGATTTCACTCCTGCACAATTAGAGAAACTAAAAGGTCCTAAGGGTGATAAGGGTGAACCTGGTGAAGTAGGTCCTCAAGGTCCTACTGGTCCTAAAGGTAACGACGGTCAAACAGGTCCTAAAGGGGCAGATGGTAATGTCGGTCCTATGGGTCCTCAAGGTCCTAGAGGTGTAGATGGTCTAAAAGGTGATGCAGGTGAGCGTGGTCCTATTGGTCCTAAAGGTGAACAAGGTAATGCAGGACCCGCAGGTCCACAAGGTTTACAAGGTATTCAAGGTGTACGTGGCGAAGCTGGTCCTCAAGGTCCTCGTGGTATTCAAGGGGAAAGAGGTCCTATTGGTCCAATCGGTCCTACTGGTTTACAAGGTCCAAGAGGTGAACGAGGGGAACCTTTTAAAATTAGCTCTATCCAACCATCTGTAGCATCTGTACATAACAACGCCTCTACGTTCTCTGAATACAGCTTAGTTATGGTTCGCTCTAATGATGCCGATAATGGTAAAGTATTCGTTAAAAATGGCAATGTAATGGAATACCTCATCACAATGTCTGGCGTTAAAGGTGATAAAGGTGATATTGGTCCACAGGGTCCAATAGGTCCAACAGGACCACAAGGTCCTAGAGGTGTAGATGGTCCACAAGGTTTACAAGGCAATGTAGGTCCACAAGGACCACAAGGTAACATCGGACCCAAAGGTGAGGCTGGCGAACGAGGACCAAAAGGTGAAATAGGTCCAGCTGGTCCTAAAGGTGACAAAGGTGATAATGGTACACAACCAGAATTAACATTTACACTTGCTGAAAATGGTGATTTGTTTGTAGACATTGCTTATTCTAACCTTGCTCCTAGTAATGCAGTAGCACCTAATGCTGTAAATACTAACTTAACTAAAATGTATGATGTTACGTGGGGTGTTGCACAAGCAGGGGCACCAGGCAATGGTAGAGGATATCTTGAATTTAATCCTGCTACTGGCTTTGGTAAATTACACTTAGATATGAAAGTAACTGGTAATGGTTCTGGTAATGGTGGAGTATTATGTGCATTACCTAATAATTCCCCTGTTCCTAAACGATTACTTGAAGTATCTGTTGATGCCAATAACAATAGTGTTTACGTAGAGCCTAACCAACGTAATATCAAAGGTTGGGGCGTAGCAGGTGCTAACAAGCGATATATTTTAGATATTGTTGGTTTCTGGGAAGGAGGTCAGTAATGCCAAGAGTTAAATTAGGTAATATTAAAGGTCCTAAAGGCGATGTTGGTAAAAGTGCTTATCAGTCTTGGTTAGAACTTGGTAATACAGGAACAGAAGCTGACTTCATTAAAAGTCTTAAAGGCTCTGCACCAACATTATTCAAGAGTGCAGATAACATTGTTAAGGTATTAGAAATTCCTTTGGATAGTGGTGTAAATCAATGTCAAGGTTTTACATATAGTGAAGAAGCTAATGCTTTCTATATTGCTTGTGTGAATAACGATAATACCAAACAAGTGTTCTATAAATACAATTCTGACTTCTCTACTTTAATGTCCAAGCAAACATTTACAGATAAGAATAGATTAGGTCATTGTAATACATTATGTGCTTACAAAGGTAAAATCTATGTAGCTAATGGGGCTGTAAACCCTAATCAAGTAGCCGTTATGACTACCGATATGGCGATTGAAAACACTGTAAACTTCCCTAATAAGGTGTTTAATCTAGCTTACGACAAAACAGCTAACAAGTTTATTTCTATCTTGTATACTGGTACTACAAAACAACGTACTATTCAATACTATAATGAAAGTAGAGTGTTAGAAAACACCGTAACTGTTCCTATTATCTCTACTAACCAAGATACAAATGGGGCGTTGTATAATGGCAAGAGTGTTGTATTCTCTGTTGGTGGCTACATTATTGAAAGTTTAGATGGTAGTGTTACTAATACAGAAGTCACATCGGCACTTGAGGTTGAAGATTTTGCTATTGCTAATGGTGAAGTATATTTCACAGCTAATAACAATGGTAAAGTTGAAGTATACAAACACAGTGCCAATACTAAGTATTTCAACAATATTAACTACACACCGCCAAGTATTCCACCATTAGATAATAATGTTCCACTAACTGGTAAAGATACATCTGGTGTTGAATGGAGTTTGATTAAACTTAATAACGGTAATGGCGTAGAAGTTGGCAATAAAGATAAACCAATGGCTTTATCAGCGTCACGTATTACATGGTGGGATGGGGCAGCATCTCGTTCTATTTTAACAACTAAAGATTTTGATAATGCTTCTAAAACATTATATACAAAAAAAGAAACAGATAATACATTTATTTCTAAGGCTAGATACGAAGCAGACTTAACAGCCCTTAAAACAGCTCTTGATAAATTAAACCAATAGGAGGTTTTATGGATATTCAAAGTGTAATTGTAAGTGTTGAAGAACTCAATAAAACAAAAAAAGCGATTGCTGATGCAATTCGTGCTAAAGGCGTAAACTCAAAAGGCAGATTTTCTACTTTTGTAAATGAAATTAATTCTATTTCAGCTGGTGTACCACAAGACTATTTAGATAACTTAGATATTGGTAATATATTTATCAAAAACAATCAGAATACACTACAACCTGTTGGTAATATTAGTGAAACACATGAAGATATTAAAGCGAATCAAGTAAATGTATATTCTTTGTATGATATTAACAACGTGCAAATTGCAGATGGTCCATATAAAGATAGAATTGACTATAATACACAGCAACGAATGTTTAGTGTTATGGTTAATAATCAAGAATTTGGTCATGTGCCATATACAGTCTTGAGTGCTAGTATTACGCCACAGGCAACTGAACATACAGACGGTAATGTGGTTATTAAATATACAACAAAAGGACAAGAACATACATTAACAATGCCAATTAAAGATATGCCAATGGTACAACCTAACAATATGTACTTGTTGATGCAAACTCCATTAGACGAACATGTCGATGACACAAATTTCAAACAACATGTAAACGTCGAAGACTATATGTCAAGTTTAACTAACTTAAAAGGTGTGAGTGTTGAAATAGACGTATATCAATCTCGTCCAGAAATTTTTAATACACTCAATAATCTAGGTGTTTACAGTTCTATTAATGCGATGTTAATCTTACTAAAAGATGATGGCGATTTTGAATATATACCAGTTAAACTTATCAAATCTCTAGCATCACAGACAATACCTTTACTTCAAGGATATAACGCTGCCGTGTTAGAATTAGAAGACAACAGCTTAGTATTCCATTATTCTGATACAGCTGGTAGATTAAATCCTCAATGCATTGTTTCAACTGAAGACGGGGTTTATAGTACTGACACTACTATTTTAGACAAGATTAAACAGAATAAACAACGACATAATTATATGATTGGTATTGCTATCCATCATGATGGCTCTCCTATCACTGAAGAAGAAATAAAACAAATAGGTATATATTAATGGCTCAAAAACGTGGTAAAACTAAAAAAATTGTTACCGTCAAATTAGATGATTTGACTGGTGGTATGAACATTGCCAAGTCTCCTGAATTTATCAAAGATAATGAAGTTGTTCGCTTAGAAAATATGGAATTTGATGTAGTAGGTAGTAAATTAAGAACACGGAGGGGTTTAAGTACCCCTCTTGCTTCTTTTAATTCTCCTGTTACGCATGTATACAATGATTACGAAATGAATGATTTCTTCGTATTTCTTAAAAACAAAGAGGTGTACAGATATGAATTCGGCAAACAACCTATATTAATTGGTAAAATTAATGGGGATGCGGAACGCCCTTCTTGTTGTAAATGGAAAGGCTCTTTGCTAATCGCAAGTGGCTCTAAATTACAAGAATACAATTACCAAACACTTAAAGTAATTGAAGGTAGTCCTAATTGTGATATTGTCTTTACACGTTCATCTCGTGTAGTTGTCGCTAAAACAGGTTCTGATTTGTTAATTTATTCCGCTATTGGTGACGTAGCCAGCTGGAATGAAAATAGTAATGATGCTTCAGCACGTAAAGATGTTAATGTTGGTTATGGTGATGGTGGAGACATTATTGCTGTAGCTGAATTAGCTTCTGATGTATTGGTATTTAAAAGCAATGGCTATATATATGACGTTCAAAATGAACCAGAAGAATGGTCTATTACTCTACTTGCTAATAATTCCGATGTTGTAAGTAGACACGCTTGTGATAATATTAACTCTGATATTGTATTCGTTTCTACTCGTGGTTTAAAATCTGTTAAAAGTTCTCAAGTATATGCCAACTTCAATGTGATGGATATTGGTGATAATATCAATCCAGAACTTAAAGAAAATGTTACTAAACCATTTATTTCCGACTTGCGAAGAACAAAACAAATGGTAGTAAGCGGTGCATGTGGTAGAGAAATGTTTGTATACCATTATTGGACTGGTGGTTATACTAAATGGATTTTCCCTTATAATGTTACATCAATTTGTGAAAATCAATACCATGTATTATTAGCTATGAATACTGATGATGCTCATGGTGCTATTTACGAATTTGATTTTAAATATACAACAGACAATGGTTATTCTATTCATCAACTTATTCAATCTAAGGAAATGAGAGACACTCATAACCTTAATGCTTATAGAACGTATATTGATATTCAGTCTGAACAAAATGACGGTCGTGGATATATTTACATCAATGATGTACAATTAACACACAAATGGACAACAACAGAACTACAAAGGGAATTTAAAACACAAATTCTTTCCCCAATTCTTCGGTTTAAATTTGAAACAGATGACCCAATTATCTTTAAATATATCTCTTTTGATATAGTATTAGAAAGAGAAAGTATGGTTAGTGACTCCTCTGCAACAAGGGGGAGGCGAAAATCAGCACGGCGTAGAAAGGGTAGAGACCAGAATGACTTCTTGAAAGGAGCTCATAAAAATGGCGATAGCCCTTACAGCTAATATACAAAAACATATAGATGAATATCAAAAACGTGTCGGTCGTAGTTATCTTGACGATTGGGACTACCTATTCCATCCTTTAATTTGGTTAAGAGAAGATGGTTCTTTCTTAACATTTGGTATTATAGATGATACACTAGAGATTGATATTGGATGTGGTGTCCCTATTGTTGAGGGGTGGAAACATGTTCACTCTATGGCTAAACAATTAGGATTAAAACGGGTAGCTTCATATACTGATACCCGTAATCCCAAAGCATACGCTAGATTAGCGAAGTGTGAATACGAAGAAAGAACAGACGAAAACGGTACGTATTACTATTTTACAAAGGAGGTATAAATGGGCAAATCAAGGACTGAATTCCATGAACGCCAATTAACACCAGAAGAACGCCAGCTAATAGCGTTGCAGGGTAGATATATAGACTCAATTCAACCGAGTATTGATGCACTTGTAAAATATGGCACAGATAACATTAGTAATATTGTTACACCTGATTGGCAAAAATTATACAATGACCAAACAGCTGAAATGCAACAAATTAAGAATGAGTTTATTCCTCTTAGCCAAGGCATTTTACCAGACGTATTTGCTAATGCTAAACAAAACTATTTTAATCGTATGTATGAAAATACAATGGGTAAAAACCTAGCCAACTTAGCTCAACGTGGTGTTGTTGACAGTTCTCGATTTAATACAACAACAAATGATGTGCAGAAAAACTTTGCCGCTCAAATGTCACAAGATTACGACAAGAATTTGCAAACAGCAGCTGGCTTAATGGACCAACGTATGAGATATGCGTCTACTCCTATCGAATATGCACAAAGAGCACATCAAGCATCGTTTACTCCTGTACAAAATGCATTATCCTTAGCACAAGGTCAAAGCCAGTCTACTAATCAAGCATTACAAACGCAAGGTCAGTTAAATAATGGTAGAACATTTGCTACACAATCTTCTAGCGGTGGTTTCTTGGGCGGTGCTTTATCTTTAGCTGGTTCTATTATAGCATGCTTCCCATCATATGTAATGGTGGAAATGGCTGACGGTAGTGAACAAGCTATTGGCTCTATTCAAGAGGGAGATAAAGTTAAAACACGTAATGGTTACGCTACTGTCTCTGAAAATAGAAACATGGGCATGCAACAAATCTTCTTACTTGTTACTCACAATCATAAACTTCGCACAACTAGCACCGAAGTATTTAACACACCTGATGGTCGTAAAGAGTTATCTGAATTGTCTGAAGGTGATAAAGTTGAAACAAAAGATGGATTTGAGCGTATTGAATTCATTCTTGATACAGAAGACAAGGAAGAAGTATTTGAATTAGTATTAGACACTGACGATAATATGTTCTTGGCAGAAGGTATTTACGCAGAGTCGTTCTAGGAGGCATAAATGCAAGTAATTCAAGTTCGAGATAATGACTGGCAAACTCAATTAGGCAATTTGGCTGGTATTATCGGTGGCATGATGTTTAATAACCGTCTTGACCGTGGTGCTCTTCGTGAAGCTAATAACCAAGCTCAAAAAGAAGAATTGGCACGTCAACAAGGTTTTACATCTGGCTTAACAAATCTTCAAGGTTTATATCAAAACCCTGAATATGAAAAAAATAAAGATTTACAAAATCAAGCTATGAATATTCAAGCTGATTTAGCTGGTCGTGGTTATCGTAATGCATTTGGTTTAAATGCTAATACAATCGGTGGTGCACTGACAAATAATGCTGGTGCTATTGACTATATTAAAGGTTACGGTTTAGCGAACCAAGGTTTACGTGTCCATGACCAAAACTATCAAGACTTTCCTAATTATTGGCAAGCATACGGTGGTTTAACACAAAATATTAAATAGGAGGTACTATGGCTGATTACATGGGATTATTACAGGGGTATGGTTTAACTCCTGCGGCAGCCGCTGGTATCATTGGTAATGGTATGATGGAATCCAATATGGACCCTACTATTATCCAAGGTGGCGGTCATGCAAATGAAATTCCAGTTAATGGGACACATGGCTATGGTATTTTCCAATATACGAGTGCTGATAGACAACAAGGCTTGGCAGATTTTGCCAAGTCTTTAGGCATTTCGTCTGGTAGTCCAGAAGCACAATTTCAGTATATGCTAAAAGAGCTTGGTCCAGAAGGTATTAATCAACTTAATAGTTTTGAAACTCCTGAACAAGCCGCCGTGTGGTTCCACGACAACTTTGAACATAGTGCTGATACTGACTTATATCCAAGAGAAAAGGCTGCTCGTGATGCATTTTCTCAAGCAGGTTCTCCTACATCTATGACGCGGTATCAGAATAATAATCCCCAAGCTCAAAATTTTGCATTTGATGACCCAAATGAAAAACTAGACTGGGGTAAAATAAATCAATTAATGAATTACCAAGTAGCTAGTCCTGAAGTAGAAGCCGCACGTGCTACACAGGCAGGGCGTATTGCTGGCTTACGTAATTCATCTTACTTTGGTGAAATGGGTACAGCATTGAGTAGAAATAATGCAGACCAAATGAAAGCCTTAGTAAATCAAGCGGTATCTTCCGCTAATACAGCTAATAACCAACAAAAATTAACTAATGCTGGTCAGTTAGCACAAATGATTGCAGATAGCCATAACAGTTCTAATAGTAAGATGTTAGCAAGTTTAGGTCAAGCATTAGGTGTTCGTTTAGACCCTATGGCTGATAGATATATGAATAATAACCAAATGGCTATGTTAAATATGAAACGCCAACAAGCACTTGATGACCAAGCTAGAGCATTTGCTCAAAAGAAAGAGTTAATGAATATGCAATTCCAACAACAAAAAGAATTGCAAGAGTCTAAAATGGCACAAGCACTCGCTGTTGCTGGTATGCGTGCAGGTGGTAGAGGTGCCGCAGGTTCTAAATTACCAGATGGTTCTTATTTAGGTGCAGACGGTCAACCACATTTGACAATCTCACAACAAAATAATGTTGGTAAAATTTTAGCAGCTGGTCAAGAAGAATTTACCGCTGCTTCTGATGCAGACTGGGCTAAAACGTCTTATGACGGATGGAAAGGCTCAGTAGCAAATACAACACAAAGTATTATTGATAAATTAGCCCCATATGCTAATACAGTAGAAGGACAAGATGCAATATCTAAAGTATTAGGTTGGCAACAATATGACCAAGATGCAAAAACAAAAGCATGGGGTACAGAAAAACAAACAGCTTATACAGGATAAAGGAGTTTAATATATGGCAAGATGGACAGACGGATTAGCTAATAGAAATGCTCAAGCCGCATATGAAAATAACTTAGCCCAATATGGTTCTGACTATATGGGTAAAGCCAGTTATGATGGTATTCTTGACGAGACGTTAGGCAACTTTAGTGCTGGTATTGACAGACTAGGTTCTGATATGTTAGGGTCCGTTGCATACGGACTTTCTAACATTGATGGCGATACTGCTGAATGGGCACGTAATAAAGTAGAAAACGAAGCTCAATGGATGGCTAATCTGTCTGCTTATCGTAGTACAATGGGAGATACTGCTGATTTACCTTGGAATGAGCAAGTAATCAATCCTCATTACTGGTCAGCTCAAATTGGTAACTTCGTTGGTAATACAGTTCCTCAAGTAGCTATGGCTATGCGTACAGGCGGTTTTGCAAGTGAAGCAATGAATGTAGGCAAGATTGGTGGTTTACTAGGTAGAGCAGGTTTAAGCGAAGGTTTAGCTGGTGGTGTTGCAACAGGCTTAGGTAAAGTAGCTAAATATGGTTCTGAAATCGCAACAGGTGCTGGTTTAGAAAACTTACAAAATGCTGGTTCTATCTATAATGACTATAGATTTGCTGGTTATGATACTGATACAGCAGGTAGTGCATTTGCACAATCTTTAAATCAAGGTTGGGCACCTGCCGCATTAGATTATATTGCAGACCGTGCAGGTGTTTCTGGTAAAGTAGGTATGCTTGCTAGTGCATTTGCGAAAGATGGTGGTAAACTTTTAGCTAAGAGTATTTTAGCTGATGCGGCTAATAGTTCTTTAGAAGGCTATACAGAAGCATGGCAACAAGCTATCGAAGGTCGTATTAAAGGTCAAGAAGGATACGACAAAGTATCTATGTTAGACCCTAGTACATGGACCGATGATATGTGGTCTGCCGCTAAAGACGCATTTAACGTATCTATGGCTGTTGGCGGTATGGGTAGTGCTGCTAGACATATTGGTAATAAGGCATTAAATAAAGCTGATGAAATGGCTGGCTTAACTGCTGATAATGATATTATCAATGATGGTTCTCAACCTCCTATTGCTGTAAATGATACACCAATGGCTGATGCTGGTATTGATATTGCATCTGATGTAAATGAAACACCTGACTATATTAACGAAACTCCACTTGGTAATGTAGAAATTGATGACATTTCTAACGCTTCGTATTCTCCTATGATGGAAGAAAGTGGGTTTGCAACTGCTGTTAATAAAGCATTGAATAAATTACCACCTGAAGATTATGCAGATATGATGAATAAACTTCAAGATGAACGTGCGAATATCATGGAATTGCATGGTGACAAACCTGCTGACCAACTTTCTCCACGTATGTTTGAAGAAAACTTCGTCAATGCTGGTTTAGAACCAAAAGCCGCACGTTTAGTATCTCGTAATCTTTACAATGATATGGTGGGTGCAAATAATACTGAGACGATTGAAGATACAAATGAAGCACCACAAGAAGAAAGTTTAGCAGATAAAGCTGATAGACTTGGTGTAACATTGACTGACGCAGAGCGTGCAAACTTAGAACGTGAAAATCCTGATAAAACATCTGTTCGTGAAGTGGAACGTCGTATTGCAGATACAGAAAAGAATAATGCATATAACGACCAAATTCGTGCTATAGCAGAACATCGTAAAGCGTATAATGAAGACAGATACGCTAATTCTCCTAATAAAACATTCTTTGAAAACGAATATAAAGATAACCCATATAAAGCACAAGACGCAGCTTACCGTGTACATAATGCAATGGAAGCACGTAAAAAAGATGCTAAAAGTTCTGATATTAAAAAACAAGAACAATCTAAAAATGTTCGTAACTACTTAGCTAAAGCTGGCATTAAACCTTCTAATGGTTATTCTACAGAAGAACTTAAAAATATCGCAGAATACGCTAAACATATGGATAACCAAGAGCGTACTACTCAAAACGTGCAAAGCTATATTCAAAATCGTGATATGGCTAAACAGGTTGAGAATGTAATTAGTACTTTACCTCCTAAAGATAGCCCTGACTATTTACCAGCTAAACGGCATTTAGCACAACAATTAAGTAAACACTTGGTAACAATGGGTGTCAATGGTTTTGATGTAACTGGTCCACAATTTGAGAATGTACGTAAAATCTTGTCTACGCAAGAACGACGTATGTTGCAAGATAATATTGATGAAGCTAAACGTGCTAAAGAAGAAACACGTAGAGCGAATGCTCAATTAGCAGAACGCAAACCACAAGATGCTCAAAAATTTGTTAATAATAAACAAGTAGCTGTATCTGAAGGCAACTTCGCCGCCGCTGATAAAGAAATGGCTGATTATCTTAACAGCGATAGAGTAACAAATGAAGGCTTGTTAGAAATTCAGCGAAGATTATCTCATACGAGCAGAGAGCATAAACCTAAATTTAAACAAACACTTGATGCTTTGCAATACCGTGCACAAAAAGGAGATATTCTTGGTGGCAAGGTTGGTAATTATAATGTAATGGTTCGTAAACCTAATTCCGAATGGAAAGCACGTGAGGTAAAGGATTACACCCGAACTATTGACCATGATAATCCTACAGGTGAAAATAGAGAACCTATTGTTACTCCATATGAAGAACGCAAAGCGTTAAATCCTGCACAACCTAAAGAAAAGAAAAAGAAAGCTCTTTCTAAATCACGTACCGTAGACGTAACTACAGAAGAACAAAAAGCTAAAATGCGTGATATAGACCAATTAGCGAAATTAAAATCTACATTACAACAATTCGGTCAAATGAATGAGGAAGTTGCTAAACAGACTATTGATGCAGTACCAATGGAAACTAAGTATGGTAAAGAACAAAAACAAAAATACAAAGAATATGTTCTTCGTCAAGCTAATGAAGATACTGGTGATATTGATTTAAGTGATGATATTCAACAACCAGAAGACGTTATATCTAAACATAAAGATACACTAGAAAGTATCGCCAAAGATATTAAATATATTAAAGACAATCCTCATATGTCTTTACGTGAATACCAACGTATTTATAATGGTATCGTTGCTAAACGTAACCATTTAGTACGACAAGCACCAGAATTTGTAGATAATTGGAATAGTATTTTTAATAAAGTACCTAAATATAAAATTCCAAATGTAACGACATTAATGAAAGCTATTCGTAATGGCGAAGTAAAAGTGCCTCAAACTATCCTAAGTTCTTTTATTGACAAACCAAATCACTTTGATGAAAATCTAAAAAAATGGTTTTATAAAGGTTACAATTTAACTGACGTAGAAAATACACGAGATTTTGATAAAACACGTAATGCTATCATTTTACAAGCAATGCAAAAAGCTTCTACACGTATTAAAACTATTGGTATGCAACAGCTTATGGAAGAACTAGACGACAAGAACGGTAACCATTTATTAGGTCGTTTTGTAAACCGTGCTATTCAAATGTACCCCGTTTATCGCAATAATAATAAATACAAAAGTTTAGCTGGTAAAGTAGCCGCAAAACGGTTATTCCCAGAAGGTGCATCTGATTTTAGTAGCATGAATAGCCCTCTAGCTAAACGTGTATATGCTGATGTTAAGAAAATTGTACCAGCTGTAATGTCTGACAGAATTGCTAAGAATGGCAAAATTCAAGAAGAACGAATGAAAGACGCTAAAACTAAGAACCAAATTCAATCTGCATTGCGTTTAGGTAATTATGTGGATGGTGTATTAAATGCTCATATTCCTGATGAGCAAGGCGGTACATATGATACTAATATCAAGATGGATATTAAACTTGACGATGACTTTAATGTAGAAGCACCTATTCCAGAAGATGTTGATATTGAAACATTCAAAGAAGCGTTAGATTATTACCTATCTGATATGGGTATTATCGCTAACGACGAAATGGTTGAAGATGGTAATACAGTTAAATTTGAGGCATCTTATATTCCTGAAACTGTATTTAACAACAGTGCTTATATCGCACAAGCCGCGTGGAATACATTAGGTGGTGTCGTTAGACAACACGGTCATGTTATCTTAGATAATGCAAATCTTGACGAAGCAGGTCGTAAAGCGTTACAAACAGAAGCTAAGCAAGCATGGAAACAAGCTGGGTTTGAACTTATTTCTAACGATGATACATATACTTTAGTGCCTATTGAAGAAATTCAAAAATCTGTTAAAGCTACTACTACTGAAAAATCTAAATTTAACCATGAACCTAGTGAAGTTGAAATGGGTATTATAAAAAAGGTTGCAGACCGTTCTAAAGGGTTAGGTAAATTAACAAATGACGAAATGCGTAATATTTTAAAATCTATTATGCATGTAGTTAATGGCAACCAACAAGCATATGTAACTGTATTAAATTACATCCGTACTCACCCTAATTTAGAAATCTATGTAATGGATAGATTGATGAATAATAATCCATTTGGATTTAATTTTAATGGTGCATATATGCCAGATACAGGTCGTTTATATATTTCAAGTGATAATATTACACCAACAAACGACACATTTATGCATGAATTATTGCACAGTGCGACTGACTTTACAAAAGTAGCCGATTTAAAAAATGTAGTTAATGATACATTAGACTTGATGAGAGAGGAGCTTGAAAAAGATGAAGGACTTGCAGGCGAAATATACAGAACAGTTGGTAACGGTAAAATACTTGCATCTGTCAGCGAAAACGACCCACAATCTGTTGAAGATGTTATACAACGTGCCGCTAAAAACATTAGAAGAGCATTCGGAGTTGTACGTAAAGATGGCTCTAATAAAAGTGAAGATGGAACAGTTTCACATCAAGGGAAATTTGGACGTAAAAACCTTGATGCACTCGCTGGAAAATCTACACAACGAACAAGAATTAGACAATTTATTCAAAGCCTCAACAATCCAACAAACAGCACAAGCGGGTCCGAATTAATTTCAGGTATGATGCAAGCTAGTTTAAAGGCAAATGATTTATTAGATATTCCACAAGCTATTATTAATAGTCCTATGGATACTAAGGATAAATTATTCCTAGCTGCTATGGTTGTACCTAAATTAGGTAATAACAAACAACTTGACCAAAAATATTATTCATTCATTAATGAAATGTTTTCCTATGGTAATACCAACATATTTGATGAACAACAAATTAGAGAACATTTCCAAGATGCACTTGCTGATAGAAAACGTGTTCAAAAACTAAATGCGTTACATCAACGTAATCGTGCTACTACTACACCTGAAGCACCTCTTGAAAGAGCATTAGCTAAAATCAAACAAGATGCAGATTACTCTATTCGTAAAAACGATAGAATTGACCAAGCAGAACAAAAGTTACTTGCTGATATTATGGAACATGGTGGTGGTATTATTGAACGCATTAACCCATCTGAAGATGGTATATCTTTTGCATGGTTCCGTAAAATGTTACAATCTCCATCATCTTTAGCACGTAAACTTGTCCCAGAATTAAAGCCTATTATTAAAGCCGCTTATGTTGCCGCACGTACAGCACGATATAAACGTAGAGAGTATATCGCAGACCTTGATAAATATTTCTTATCCTTAGACGAAAAAGCTGGCGAAGATAAGCAAATTAATAAACTCTTTGATGATATTGATAAACGTGGTCGTGAATTTGCACAACCAGTTGCAGTCCGTATCAATGGAGAGTTAAAATACGCTATTATTAAACCTAACGACGAGTTCACAGAATTTGGTTTAGGCGATGATAAACGTATGCGTAAATTTGTTAAAGCTGAACGTGAAAAGGGTAATCACGTTTATGTTGGTATGTCTAAAGATGTATACCAAGTTATCTCTAGTAAAGATAATATTGCCGCATATAAAGATAAAGCAAACGCTAATAAAGTAGCGATTGATATGTCTAAAGCGTATGCTAAGCAATTAGGTTATAGTGATAACGTATGGAATGCATATTTTGGTGTGCGTAATACATTAAACAAAATTCATAAAGACGTAAATGATAACCAAGTAGCTCGTGGTAAAGAACCTTCTGCTGATTTATGGGGCTATATTCCTCGTGAACATAAACGATATGGTGTATATCGTGTTGAA